GACAATCCGTTGTCAATCGCATCACTACTGGCGTTAAAGTTTCCAAGTCCTCGAAGATTGGCGAGTTCTCTTATGGATTCGCGAGTCAGCGTTTTTCTGGTGGCGGATCAACTAAAGACCTCTGGGCGGGTTACGAATTCGGATCTAATCGTTATCGTCAATTCCCAAGAAGAACCCCAACCAAAGGCCGAGGAAATGCTGGCTATTTCATCTACCCCACACTTCGCAAAATTCAGCCTGAATTAGTCAGAAAATGGGAAGAAGCGTTTTCAAAGATTTTGAAAGAGTGGGATAAATAATGGCCGGAAGTAGAACACTTAAGCTCTCAATTCTTGCCGATGTCGATAACCTCAAAAAGGAATTAAACAAGGGCGAAAAAGAAGTAGAGGGCTTTGGCGGTAAGTTAGAAAAGTTTAGTGGAGCTGCTAAGGCGGCTTTCGCTGCTGCCGCCGCTGCCGCTGCCGGTTATGCCGTAAAGCTTGCCGTTGATGGCGTTAAGGCTGCTATCGAGGACGAAGCTGCTCAAAAGCGCCTTCAGTTAGCGCTACAAAACGTAACTAAAGCCACCGATGCACAGGTAGCCGCCGTTGAAGAGCAGATAAAGAAAACTTCTTTAGCCACTGGCGTAGCAGATGACAGACTTCGTCCCGCTCTACAAAGATTAGCCGTCGCGACTGGATCAGTAGAAAAGTCACAAGAGCTTTTATCTTTAGCCCTTGACGTTTCGGCTGCTACTGGAAAAGACGTCGAAAGTGTTTCCGCTGCTTTAGCTAAAGCTTACGACGGCAATTTAAGCAGCCTAACTCGTCTAGGCGTTGGCTTATCAGCTGCCGAAGCAAAAACTCTAGGCTTTGAAGGAGTCGTAAAGCAACTATCGCAGACTTTTGGCGGCGCAGCTGCCACTCAAGCCGACACCTTCCAAGGCCGCATTCAAAGACTCCAGGTTGCATTCGATGAAACTAAAGAAACTGTGGGAACGGCTCTTCTACCTATTATCGAGCGCCTTCTACGCTTTATTACCGATACCGCTATCCCAGCGTTTCAGAATTTTAAGGTAACTGCTATTGATCCAGTTATCGCGGCTTTCAATCGCAATAAAGAGTCCTTGGTTGTGCTTTATAACTTTGTCAAAGATTTCATAATTCCAATCTTTACCAACAACCTAGGCGCAGCTTTGAGGTTTATTGGCACTGTCGCCGGCGGTATTTTGGACGTTATTTCAGCAGTCGTTAAAGGTGTATCTACTGCCGTTAGTGCTGCTATTACCGGTATTAATGCGCTCATCCGAGCTTACAACGCTATTCCAATCTTGCCCAATATCCCAACAATTCCAGTTCCAAGCACTTCAGGATCAACGGCTTCTAAGACAACAACAACGCTGCCTAAACTTCCAACAGTGCCTAATTTGCCACCTGCTCCATCGGTTACCACACCCAAAGCTTCAGCACCAGCAGCAACCACAAAGCCTTCAATCACTACTCCAGATAAATTGCTCGAAGGTATCTCAATGGCTCCGGGCGTATTTTCACCAGCAGCCGCGAGAGCTGGCGAAGAGCGTTCGATGGTCGGTGCAGTAACTATTAACGTCAATAGCCCGAGCGTTATTGATGAAGAGGGTTTTACTCGCGCAGTAGTGCTAGCTTTGAATAACTCACAAAATCGCGGGACTGGTGGCGGCGGCGGACTCAGAGATTCGGCTGCGATTCTATGACCCAGTGGAGTCCAGTCTGGAGAGTCAAAGCCAATGGCTCTGAAGTTACAGGAGCGACCCTAGCTAATCTAACTATCACAAGCGGTCGTAATGATATTAACTCGCCAACTCCTGCCGGGTATTGCCAGCTTCAGATAATTAACACCGATACGGCCGTTTATAACTTCACAGTCAATACTTCCATTCTGATTGAAGTGCAAGATTCCAATGCCAACTTTGTGCCTATCTTCGGCGGTCGCATTTCTGACATTCGCCAAATCGTAACCTCAACTGGCGGCGTTGCTACTGTCACCTCAACCAATATAACCGCCGTAGGCCCGCTAATCAGACTTCAAAGAGCTATCTTCACTGGCAACCTAGCCGAAGGGTTAGACGGCGCTCAAATACAAGATTTATTAGATGAGTTGCTACTCAATAGTTGGAACGAGTTACCACCTGCAGAAACTTGGAATAGTTACAGTCCTACCGAGACTTGGGCTAATGCTTCCAATATCGGACTCGGGGAAATTGACCCGGGCGAATACACAATGAGCAGCCGACAGATTACGGATCAAGTCATCTCAACAGTGGCCAACCAAATCGCCTCATCTGCTCTCGGATACCTTTACGAAGACCCTAACGGCCTAATCGGTTATGCCGATGCGAGCCATCGCCAAGATTATTTAGTGGCCAATGGATACGTTGATTTGGACGCTGGCCAAGCTCTAGGAGCTGGCGTAGGGATAGTCCAACGGCAAGGCGATATAGCTAATAAGATAGTTATCGATTACGGCAACAATAACCAATACACCGCTATCGATGCCGCTTCACAAGCTCTTTATGGCCTTTACGCCGAGCAATTCCAAAGCTATGTTAAAAACGCTTCGGACGTTGAGGATATGGGAGACCGCCTAATTCAGCTGCGCGCCTACCCTCGCTACCAATTCCAGTCCATAACCTTCCCAATCCAAAACCCAGAAATCGATGACACCGACCGAGACGCGCTTCTTGGAATCTTTATGGGTATGCCAGTGCGGATTACCAACCTACCGCCTCAAATGCTAGGCGGCGAATTTACTGGCTATGTCGAGGGATGGACGTTTAGAGCGTCAGTGGGCGGCCTTAGCCTAACCATCACTGCATCACCAACAGAATTCTCGGCGGTAGCTCAACGCTGGGAGCAAGTCAATCCGGCAGAAAGCTGGAATAGTGTGCTTAATACCTTAGAATGGCAAGACGCGATAGGAGTAATTAGCTAATGGCAACTACCACTAATTTCGGCTGGGAAACCCCGGACGATACTGACCTAGTGAAAGATGGCGCTCTTGCGATGCGCACACTGGGCAACGCAATTGACGCGTCCCTTGTTGATCTAAAAGGTGGAACAACCGGACAGGTATTGAGCAAAAACTCCAATACCGATATGGACTTCACTTGGGTTACTAGCGATGATGCTAACGCGATACAAAATGCGATAGTCGATGCCAAAGGTGATTTGATCACCGCAACCGCAGCCGACACACCTGCTCGCTTAGCAGTCGGCTCAAATGGCGACACACTTGTCGCGGATTCTGCCACTAGCACAGGCTTAAAGTGGCAAGCGCCGACAGTAAATACAGTTATAGATGCAAAAGGCGATTTATTGGCTGGAACTGCTGCCGATACTATTGCTAGATTACCAGTCGGAACAAATGGTCAAGTATTAAAAGCAAATAGTGCAACAGCGACAGGGCTTGAATGGGCAACTGACTCATCAGGTATGACCAATCCGATGACTACTACGGGTGATGTCATTTATTCATCAAGCGGTTCAACTCCTGCTCGTTTGGGTATTGGCTCTACTGGTCAAATCTTAACTGTGTCGGGCGGCGTTCCTGCTTGGGCAGCAGCGCCGACAAGTCAAAAATCTTTTTCGTTATTAAATTCGGGTGGAACGGCATTGACTGGCGCGGCAACTATCACAGTAAGCGGTTTATCAAATGTAGATGAGTTATTCATTATGATAAGAACCGCTTCAAGCGCAAGCGCATCGTCTTTTATTCGTATAACTTTTAATTCTGATACTGGTGCGAATTATTATAGCGCGGGTCCTGAATTAGATTTTAGTAGCACTTATGCTGCTGGAGATTTCAATTCCGGTGCTAGTATTACGGATACATACATTCAAGTGGCAAGAATGTCTGGAAGTGCCAATTCACAAGTTTCCGGTGGGATTTGGGTATCTGGATTAAATAAATCGGGTGTCAAGCCTTATATGTCGGTGGTCGGGTCTAGTTCTGCTGCAAATAGCGGTCAAGGCCATTATTACAAATCTGGGATTTGGAATAATACCGCCACTTTAACTTCGGTTAGTATTACTAGCAGCACAGGCAATTTTGATACAGGAACACTCTATTTGTTTGGAGCATCTTAAAATGTATAAAGAGAAAATAATAAACCTAGAAACAGGCGAAGAAATTTGGCGCGATTACACAAATGAAGAAATTGCTGAGGTTGGACGCGCTCAAACCGAGGCAGCCGAATTTCTTGCCAAGCAAGTTGAAATCGCAAACGCTAAAGGAGCACTTTTGCAAAAGTTAGGCATTACCGAAGATGAAGCCAAACTGCTTCTCGGTTAAGGGCACAATCTCGTAGAAGTATGAGCTGGAAACTATCGAGAGCAGCTGCCCAGATAAGAGAGCAGCTAGATGACAATTACCCAGAACGCAGTCGTAAGAGCGATGGCACTATTGGGGACGCTCGTCATTCAGCGCGTAAATCGGATCACAATCCAGACGTTAATGGTTGGGTCCGCGCAATAGATATAACAGCCGACCTAGGGGTTTCAATCGACGAGACAGCAGACCTTGTAGAGCAGATTCGCAAGTACGCTAAACGCGCCAAGAAAAAGCGCATCAGCTATGTCATATACAACGGAAGAATTGCTTCGCCTATCCTAAATTGGAGATGGCGTAAGTATCGGGGCAGCAATCCACACAAGTCGCACTTCCACATCTCCTTCACAACTTTAGGGGATGAGGATGGCAGCTTCTTTAATATACCGATGCTTGGAGGCGAATTTGAACGACCTAAAGAAAATGGCTGGCAGCTGGGCAAAGACGTTTATAGCGACGGCGCTGGCGACCTACTTGGCGGTAGGCTTAGATGCGCAGACGATAGCCAATGCTGCTATTGCTGCCGTATTGCCGAGCATAATTAACTGGCTTAATCCCAGCTATGAGCGTTACGGCAGAGTCCGCTAATGCAAGTCTCTGAGTTCGCTGCGACCCTAGCTTCAGTGCTGGGGTCTATCGGCCTACTTATAGCTGGCCTCAGATACATCATAAAACTTGAGAACATTCCACTGATTTCTCGGCTTGACAAGTTAGAATCTACACTTGAACTAGCCCTCAAAGAGAAGGTGGCAAAAGGTGGCACAAAAGCGCGTCGCTAAAAAACCTGTAAAAAAGGTTGCTAAGAAGCGTCGCACTGTTAAAGAGATGCCCACCAAGCTGGACTTCTGGGCTATCGCTTGCAAAGAAATTTATGAAACTTGCCGCCGGAATGGAATGGATGAGGGAACGGCTCTGGCTTTTGCTATGGATCGCTCTAGCTGGCCGGACTGGGTTATCGACCCTTCTGATCCGATTAAAAAAATCGGATGGGAAGACGGAGAAGAGGACGTCTAATTTACCTTCGCGAGGTTGAGCTATTCGAGGCGTTAAAGTCAGTATTCCCGGACTTAATGCCACTATCAGCAACCGACCGAGCAGATGGCGTTACTGGCGATGCCTATATCGAGATGAAATGCCGCCGCACCCATTACCCAACTCTCTTAATCGAAAAGAAGAAGTGGGATTATCTGGCCGATATAAGGGCTAGGACAGGCGCTAGGACGCTTTATATTAACTCCACCCCACAAGGGGTCTATTGCTTTGATTTAGGGGCTATAAACGAGCCTGAGTGGCTTCTAAAGGCCTTGCCAGATAAGACCGACTTCGCCAATAAAGGGACAGTTCAAAAGCTAGCCGGCTACCTAGATATACGACTCGCCGAGCTGCTACTTGTATAAATCCATTTAGTTAAATACATTTATCCCACTAAATCCATTTACGGGGTTTAGAAGGGAGAGAATATGATAAATACGCCGAATTTAATTCGGTTTGATACCACTTCCGGCGCTTGGTCGGATGGTAAAAATTACGTTAAAGGCCAATTAATTCGCAGATATGCGGTTGAGTCATTAGGCCGCAAATCAGTCAGAGGGCGATTAAGTAGGCAAGAGATTAGCGCTTACTGGCTCGACAGATTCGGAGTTAATGCCGATGTTGAGTGAATACCAAGACGCAATAATCTTTAGCGTAACTATCGCTGGCTGGTGGTTATTACACCGAGCAATCTTAGGCATTAAAGCCAAAGCTTTTAATGATGGATACAGGAGAGGAAGAGCGAGCTTAAATGTCAGAGAGATCGTTAAGTGACTGGCTCGCGGACGCTGGTAACACCCTCGAAGACCGGGGGATGGAATATGGTGACCCGCGATTCAATCTATTACGCATTTACAAAATCTCGCGATTACTCGGTATTCAGCTCAGAGACCCAGCTGACGTTGCATTGGTGTTTATCGCGACAAAACTTAGCCGAATGGTGGAAAGTCCAGAGCGCGAGGATTCGTATCTCGATCTCATTGGATACGGATCCATCTTGGCTAGATGCAGATTTTCGAGTCCAGAAGATTGGGACAACGTTGAGTCTGACTCGCAATACTAATCACCATCAATGGTGTGATTACTGCAAATCT